TTGTGAAAAAGATAAAGCTAGTCACAATTATATTTTCGTAGGGAAAGTCGGAAGCTTCTGTCCCATCAAAGAAGGATGTGGTGGAGGACTACTATGCCGTGAGAAAGACGGAAAGTATTACGCTGCTACTGGTTCCAAAGGGTACAGATGGCTAGAATCCGAGACAGTCAAGGCACTTGGTAAGGAGTCTGACATAAATGAGGATTATTATATTTCCTTGGTAGACGAGGCAGTCGAAACCATTAAGAAATACGGCGACTACGAGCGGTTTGTGTCGGATGAACCTTACTATTCGTTTGAGGATTTTATGAATGTTCCAGAAGGATTTGATACTGAGTTACCGTTTTGTTGATATTTGAAAGGAGAAACTAATTATGAGTAAGGAAAGATTACCGTTGTTAAACATTGAGAATGCTAGAATCTTATTCAGGAATTTCGCAGGCAGAGAGGATAAGTTTAACCGTGCCGGAGACAGGAATTTCTGTGTTATTATAGAGGATCCTGAGCAGGCACAAAAGCTGGCTAAGGACGGCTGGAATGTTAAGATATTAAGACCTCGTGATGAAGATGAAGAGCCAAGGCATTATATTCCGGTTGCCGTTAGTTATAAAGCCGTTCCCCCGAAAGTCATTATGATAACTCGTAAGGCTCAGGTTAAACTTAACGAGGATACTATTGACACTCTAGACTATGCTAAAATAAGAACTGTCGACCTGACTCTGAATCCTTATGAGTGGGACGTGAATGGGAAGACAGGCATCAAGGCTTATCTGAAGACCATGTATATCACGATCGAGGAAGATGAATGGGCTGATAAGTACGATGCGGAGTAATTATATTCTTGATAAGGCTACTGCTTCGGTTGAGGTGGTGGCCTTATTTATATTTAAAAGGAGGACTTATGTTCTGGGTAAAAATTATTCTTTTTGTATGGGTCGTGACTTTTGTTTGGGGAATCATTACTAACGCCGTAGATAAAACCAAGTCTGTAAAGCTCAAAACCGCTAAAAATCCCGAATATGTCACGATTTTTGACCATATCTTAGCGATATTGGTATTATTTGACCTTGGCGGACTAATATACATAGCGTATTGGGTATTATTTTTGAGATGATGCGGGGGTATCGAATGTTTAAGGTAATTTGTGACTTTTGTGGAAATGAAATACCGAAAGAAGAGGTTTTTAAAATAACAATTAAACCGGTCTATGGCAATAAGAGAAAATATGAGTGCTGTATTGAATGTGTAAATGAAATTGAAAATCGATTGTTTACTATAAAAGACGAATCGTCATTTGTGAAAGGAGAAAATGAAAATGACTGATGAATTAATGTTTGTGGATTATTATAAGTATTGCGAAACTTGCAAATACAAGGAATTATCTGAAAACAAATACCCTTGTGACGAGTGTTTAGGTGTTCCTGCTAGGTATGGAACGAGACAGCCTGAGAAGTGGGAGGAGGCTAAGAAATGAAATATACACCTGAAAATTGGAAGCTTATAAACTACATAGGAACTCCTGCCTTGCTGGAGCAAACCGCTGAAGAAGCTATGGAATTGGCTTTTGCTTGCCTGAAATATGCTAGATATTTGCGTGGAGAAAACAAGGTGTATGGAAGAACCAGAGAAAGTCTGTTAGAGAATCTTGAAGAAGAAATAGCGGATGTTTGTATTTGTGCTAACGAACTTCAAGAAGGATATATCATCGATACGAACAATCTTTATACAATGATTTCTGACAAGACTCGTCGGATGATCGATCGTTTTCAGGAGGAAAAAACGATATGACAGACATATTTGCAATAATCTTTGAATGCTGATGAAAGGACTGAGAGAATGAGTGTTAAACCAGTATACGAAAGCGACGACAATTTTGAGAAGTACCGTCTGTATATTATCAAGGTAGCGTCTCAGTTGTGCTATCCGAAAGAAATACTGAATAAACTTCGGAGAGCTAAAACCGAGTTTGAACTGAACAGGATTATGATGTCTGCTAGGAATAAGATGGGAGGAGATTGAATAAATGGCAGGGATAGAGTTGCGGGATTACCAATTGGATGCTGTAAAACGAATGAAGAATGGGTGTATCTTATGCGGCGGCGTGGGTAGTGGTAAGTCCCGCACTGCTCTTGCCTACTATTATATTTGTGAGGGCGGAGAGATTGGAACTGAGGATTATGTTCCTATGAATGACCCGCCAAGAGACTTGTATATTATCACTACCGCTATGAAACGGGATAAATTAGAATGGGAAGGAGAGCTTGCCCCGTTTCTACTGACTGTGAATCCAGATGTGAGTTTATACCAGCATAAAGTGATTATAGACTCTTGGAATAACATCAAACGATACGCTGAGGTTAAGGATTCGTTTTTTATATTTGATGAGCAGAGGGTAGTTGGTTCAGGTGTTTGGGTAAAGTCGTTCCTAAAAATCACTAAATCGAATGACTGGATACTCCTCTCAGCTACGCCAGGAGATAAGTATGAAGATTATATTCCGGTATTCATTGCAAATGGGTTCTATCGTAACAAGACTGAATTTACCCGAGAGCATCTCATTTACGCACGGTATAGTAAATTCCCTAAAGTCGAAGGATATATGAATACGGGTCGATTAAATCGTTTGCGACGACAAATACTTGTAGATATGGACTTTCACCGTCCTACTATCTCCCACCACGAAGATGTCTATGTATCGTATGATATTTCGAAATACAAAGACATTTGCAGGACTCGCTGGAATCCTTGGGACGATAAGCCTATTGAAAATGCCAGCGAATTTTGTTATGCTTTGCGTAAAGTGGTGAACTCTGATGAGTCTAGGCAGGTGGCTTTGCTGGAAATTTTGGAGAAGCATCCAAAAGTAATTATATTTTATAACTTTGATTATGAATTGGAAATATTAAAGGAGGTTCTAAATGACGGTATCAATAAACTGGAATCTTGGGAATTGGCAGAGTGGAATGGTCATAAGCATCAGCCCGTTCCAGATACTAGCAGCTGGGCTTATCTTGTACAGTATACGGCGGGCGCGGAGGGCTGGAGTTGTGTAAAGACCGATACAATTATATTTTACAGCCAGAGCTACAGCTATAAAGCCATGGTGCAGGCTTCGGGGAGAATAGACAGACTTAATACCCCGTTCAAAGATTTATATTTTTATCATCTAAAAAGCAGGTCTGGAATAGATTTAGCTATTAGTAAAGCTTTAAGAGATAAGAAAAAGTTTAATGAAATGAGTTTCTTTGTTAAAGACAGAAAGTGAGGTAAGGGATGATAAAGAAGTTATTTAAATGGCTAGAGAAAAATTCATGTATAGAATGTAAATATTATTACAAGGAAAATAACGTTTGTCAATCGAAGAAGTGTGCAACCTGCGGATGCCATCCATATGTTAATTGGTTTGACAGACATTTTTGTGAGCCATATAAAGCATAAAGTTAGGAGGATAGGACGGGATGAGCATGTACGGTGATTCTAGTTATTCTAACGAGAAAAATAATATATACGACGAAATAAAGTGGTTTCTTGAAAATCATCCTATATCTGAATTACTACAAATTGTTGCAGATGTAGTTAAGCTTGAAAGAGAGGATGGTGAAACGGAATGTTGAATGAAGAAATATCCGTAATCGAAGATAAGTTAGAAGAATTATTTGAAAGAATAGGGAACATAGAAAAGCATATAAAAGAATATAAGGAAGAACGAATAAAGAAATTAAAGGCAGAAATAGAATATGCAAAATTTTGTTGTACTTTGACGAATGTTGATGCTGAAAAGTTTAAGCAGGAAGATTGAAAGTGAGAGGTGATAAATGAGATGACGATTTTGGGTACATATACTAATATTAAAGAGTTTATTGAAGCGAATTTTGAACCTGTTGAAGATAAACCAGGATATGTTTGGCTTAATAAAAGAAATTTTGAAATAATAAAGATAGAAACTTTAGAAAAATCATTGAAAGAATGGGGTGGGGCTGTGCATAAAGTTTCGGAAGAAGAACTTAAGGGTTACACATCAGGACAAAAGCCAATAAGCGTAAGTATCGTGCAAGACTGACCAATAATACAGAAGAAGATACAGAGTGGTTTATAAAAGGTGAGGAACGGCAGAAAGTGAGGATGAGGAGTGAGCCACGCATAGTTTACAACTCCTTTAATGGAAGTAATAACGATTGTATTTCGTATTTTACGAAACAAAGGAGGAAAGCTATGTTTAGGAAATTAGAGAAACTTATCAGTTTTGTAGTAATGAAAATTGAGAAAGAACTGAAGAGATTGAAAAATGATTGGAAAGAATATAGTGAGGAATTTGACAAGATGAAAAACGAATACGATTGGAGGATATTTTATAGTTAATAATTAACTGGGGGCTTCGGCTCCCTTTTAATTTTCTTTTTCTGTACGCACGAAAAACAACTCCTTTAATGGAAGTAGTAACGATTGTATTTCGTATTTTACGAAACAAAGGAGGAGACTATGATTAGTAACAATGACAAAGTTAAAAAGCTTGGGTTAATATTGGCAACAGCTGGAATCGGAATGCTATTGTTTGGAAAATTTGGAATAATAGCAGGATTGATAGTTTTTCTGTTGTAATATTATTCAAGGGGAGACTCGTGTAACACGGTCTCTTCCTTTTTTTGTTTTTTGAGGAAGGAGGAATTGGATGAAATTCTTTATATTTTTTGGTGTTTTTTTATTCTCTGTAGTTTCATTATCCTTATATTACGATATCGCATATCTCCTAACAAAGAAGCCAAAATTAGCTGCTTTATCACTTATTATAGCCGTATCGTTAATTGTGACTAACTTTGTAACGCGCCCATCAGAATTTGATTATCAGAGAATAGTTAGCAATAATTCAATTGAAGAAGGGAGAAAAAACAAATGATTCGATTTGAGAAAACAAGAGTTGTAGGATTTCATGATGCGATCCGAGGAATGCGTAACCCGATGAATAGCTGGGATAAGTCCGATAGTGAGGCTTGTGCGTGGTGTCAAGATATTGATATTTGTCATGACTGCTCGAGAGACTGTGATACTTGTCCGCATGAAAGAAATTATGATTACTTTTGCCTTGGTAATAACGACAGGAAATTAGCTTTGAAGTTGGCTTCTGCTGGTCCAGTGCATGGTAAATTTCGTAGGATGATTGTCGTATATACCGACATCATTGCTCCTTTTTATTGGTGGAAAGAATTTGATACATATAAAGTCGGGACTGTGGCTAACTCCTGCTCTACTATGCATACGATACATACTAAGGAGTTCGTAGAAGGCGATTTTAGCTTCGAATATGTGTTGGAAGATGAAATGGATGACCCTTATGCTTCAGCTGCCGTAGGAACCGTTCTGAGCGCTCTGAATAGGTATAGAGAGTTATATTTAGAGACTGGTAATAAAAAATACTGGTATAAAATGATACAGCTTTTACCGAATTCTTACAATCAGAGACGTACCATAATGTTTAACTATGAGGTCCTGAGTAACATTTATATTTATCGTGGGGACCACAAACTTGACGAATGGCGAGAGGACTTTTGTAAATGGATTGAGAAGCTGCCTTATTCTGAGATTATTACTTGTGGGGTTAAGGGGGAGAACAATGATTGATATTTCAAAAAGAGGTCGAGGTAGACCTAAGAAAGAGAATGCTAGAAGAAATAATATTCATATCCGATTGAATGACGAGGAGCAGGCTTTGCTAAATATCGTTTGTATGGTGGACGATTTGAGCGTTTCCGAGTTCTTAAGAACCAGTGCCAACCGTAGATACTCAGAACTTGTGGCTGAGGGTCGGAGGAAGCAATATGAATAAAATAGGAAGACCGAGGAAAGAGAATAAGAAAGTAAATAGTATTAGGATTAGGCTTAGTGATCAGGAAAAGCATACACTTGAACTGGTCTGTCGCGAAACCGATTTGAGCATTTCAGAGCTCTTTAGAACCTGTGTTAATGACAAATACATGGAAATTGTAAGAAATAATCGTATGGATCCCTATGATATTTATTAATTTTTGTAGCAACATTTACTAATTTTTGTAGCAACATTTACTAATTTTTGTAGCAACATTTATGGACAGTTTTATGGACAGTTTTGGTAAAATGGACAGAAATATTACAAAAATATGCCTAAAATGTAGCAACAAAAATTCATTTTTGAGTATTTTTTGTAGCAACAAAACGAATTTTTGTATCAACAAAATCGTATTTTTGTAGCAACAAAACAGGCGTTTTGGTCAGAAAAGTGTCCAAATGTACCAGTTAAAAAACCCTAAGTGGTACATAAGGAATGCCCATTTTATGCGGGTTTGCGGACTTTTTGGACAGTTGGTCAGTTTTTTTTCACTTTTATACATAATAAAAAGTTTAACTATATATTAATAAAGAAAAAAGTGTCCAACTGTCCAAAGTATTTTTTGTACCCACAAGTGTACCCACATCAAGAGAGGTTTTAAAAATGGAGGCAATAGAACACGAAGAAGTACCTTGGGAGAATCTCTACGAGGATTTCCTTGCAAGACATCCGAGGTTGAGTAAAAGAGTTATTGGATTTATGCCGTATGATTATGCGACTATCAAGATTTATCTCACCGATGGGATACGAATGATATTTGACGGTAATGAGCATATTGCGAAATTTGTTAAAGGTTGACATAATCTTAGTTTATAGGTTAGCGGAACGGATATGTCAAAGATGACGATGATATTTGAAAAATAAATAGTTGCTAGAGAGGAGTCACTTCGGTGGCTCTTTTTTTTTGCTCTTTTTTGCTTCGCACAAAATACATCTCCTTTTATGAGGAGAGAGGATAAAATGGCCACTTTTATGACCAACCTCTCTTTTTTTGTTTGTTGAAGAACGAAAGGGGGCTTGGTATGTCTGGTAAACTTGAACGCGATTTCCAAGCCAAACTCATAAAGAGGATTAAAGAAAGGTTTGAAGGATGCATTGTAACGAAGCTCGACTCAGGGCATATACAGGGTATCCCTGACCTTTTAGTTTTGTACAAGAATAAGTGGGCAACGCTGGAATGTAAAAGACAGAGCGGAGCAAGAAGACAACCCAATCAAGAGTACTATGTCAATCTTATGAACCAGATGTCTTTTTCAAGATTCATCTGTCCGGAAAACATGGAGGAAATTTTGGATGAACTTCAACAAACATTTAAACCTTGTAGGACAACACGCATTTCTAGGTGCAAGCAAGTATCACTGGATTAACTATGACGAAGAGAAAGTGAAAGCTGCTTATCTAAGTTATATGGCTGTAGTCAAGGGAACAGCTCTTCACGCTTTCGCTGCTCAGTGTATTACTCTTGGTCAGAAACTTCCGAAGTCACGCAAGACTCTTAATGCTTATGTAAATGACGCAATAGGTTTTCGTATGACTCCTGAGCAGATTCTATATTATTCAGAAAATTGCTTTGGAACTGCCGATGCTATTTCATTTGATACTCACAAAGAGTTCTTAAGGATACACGATTTAAAAACTGGTGTGACTCCGGCACATATGGAGCAGCTTGAGATTTATGCTGCCCTATTCTGTTTGGAATACAAAGTTAAGCCTGGCGAGATTGGAATGGAACTTAGGCTGTATCAGAATGATGATATTTTAATTGCCAATCCTACAGCCGAGGATATAGCTCCAATCATTGACAAGATTATAACTTTCGATAAAACCATCAACAAGATTAAAGAGCAGGAGGTCTGAGTATGAACTCTGTAGCTGTTGATATTTTAATGCACTATGGAATGCCCAGACGTTCTGGTAGATATCCGTGGGGCTCAGGTAAGAACCCTTATCAGCATAGTGGAGATTTTTTGGCTCGCGTAGATGAGCTTAAAGGTCAAGGATTATCTGACAAAGAAATTGCTGATGCTTTAGGTCTTACAACAACTCAGTATCGAGTTCAGAAGAGCCTTGCTAAGAATGAAAGGCGTGCGGATCTTGTTGCTACTGCTAAAGGACTTCGTGAGAAAGGGTATAGTCTGAATGAAATTGCTGATAAGATGGGCTATAACAATGATTCATCTGTAAGAGCTCTTTTAAATGAGAACACAGAATCAAGAATGAATAAAGCTAAGACTACCGCAGACTTCCTTAAGCAAATGGTTGACGATAAGGGAATGGTCGATGTCGGGACTGGTGTTGAACGAGAGCTTGGAATTTCCAAAGAGAAAATGAAAGAAGCTTTGGAAATGCTTAAGATGGAAGGATACGAGGTATACGGTGGCGGAATACCACAAGTTACCAATCCGGGTAAACAGACTAATGTCAAGGTGTTGTGCCCTCCAGGAACAGAGCACAAAGAGATTTACAATTTTGATAATATTCATTCAGTCAAAGATTATGACAAGATGCTTATCGAAAACGGAGAGCGAATTAAACCTGCCTTTGAGTATCCTGAAAGTATGAGTTCTAAGAGATTGATGATTAACTATGCTACGGATGATGGTAAAGGCGGTGCTTTGAAAGATGGAGTCATCGAGCTTCGTCGTGGCGTAGATGACCTTTCGCTTGGTAATTCTCATTATGCTCAGGTAAGAATACTTGTTGATGGTGATCATTATCTCAAAGGGATGGCCGTTTATGCAGATGATCTTCCAGATGGAATAGATGTGCGGTTTAACACAAATAAGAAAGCTGGAACTCCTACAGAAAAAGTTTTGAAAGAGATAACCAATGATCCGAATAATCCTTTTGGATCCTTAATCAAAGAGCATGGTGGTCAGAGTTATTATATAGGCAAAGATGGTAAAGAGCATCTTAGTCTTATTAATAAAAGAGCTGAAGAAGGTGATTGGGGCGAATGGGCAGATAAACTTCCATCTCAATTTCTTTCTAAGCAAAATATGAATCTGATAAACAAACAACTTAATCTTGCGACAGCTGATAAGGTGGACGAATTCGACGAAATAAAATCATTAACTAATCCCACTATAAAAAGACACTTACTCAACGCATTTGCTAATGATTGCGATGCTTCGGCTGTACATCTTAAAGCTGCCGCATTACCAAATCAGAAGTATCAGGTCTTATTGCCGTTGAAGAGTATTAAAGATAGTGAGGTTTATGCTCCTAACTATGATGATGGAGAGAAAATAGCGCTTATAAGGTATCCTCATGGCGGTACATTCGAAATTCCTATCTTGACTGTCAATACTAAAAACAAAGAGGGTAAGAACACTATTGGTGCTAACCCAAAAGATGCTATTGGTATAAGCAAGAAAGTAGCCGACCAGTTGTCTGGTGCAGATTTCGATGGGGATACCGTAATGGTAATACCCCTAAGGGGTAAGACAAAGATAACAGCCACCCCCCATTTGAAAGAACTAAAGGACTTCGACCCTAAGGATCAGTACGGCCCTGATAGCACTACTCTTCCATACAAGAGAATGTCTAAAGGACAAACTCAGAAAGAAATGGGAGTAATTTCAAACCTCATAACTGATATGACACTTAGGGGTGCTAATGAAAGTGAGATAGCACGGGCCGTAAAGCATAGTATGGTTGTTATAGATGCCAATAAGCATAACCTGGACTATCAGCGTAGTGCAAAGGATAATGGTATAGCGGCTCTTAAGAAGAAGTATCAAGGACACTACGATGATGAGGGAAGCTACCATGAGGGGGCCTCTACCCTAATATCCCGGGCTAAGTCCCAGGTATCAGTCCCAAAGCGTCAGGGATCGCCCATAGTAAATGATGACGGTTCTCTTAGTTGGAAAACATCTGACAATTTGTATTATACAAATAAGAAAACCGGAAAAACTGAAATGCGTAAGCAAAAAAGTACTCAAATGGCAGAGACCAAAGATGCATATACTTTGTCTTCGGGTACTAAGCAGGAGAATGCTTATGCTGAATATGCCAATCGTATGAAATCGCTCGCCAATCAGGCAAGAAAAGAGGCTAAGAATACTGGCAATCTTAAGTACTCCGCTTCTGCCAAAGCTACTTATCAAGCTGAAGTAGATTCTCTTAATGCTCAACTTAATATTGCTTTGAAGAATGCTCCTAGAGAGAGGCAAGCTCAGGCTATAGCTAATAGTGTTATGGCTGCAAAGAAAGAAGCCTATCCCGACCTTACAAAGAAAGAGATCAAGAAGATGAGCCAGCAGGCCCTAACTGAAGCTCGCATTAAGGTTGGAGCTAAACGAAATCCGATTGAGATTAACGACAGAGAATGGGAAGCTATTCAAGCAGGAGCAATTACTGATAGTAAATTACAACAAATTCTCAATCACACTGATGTGGATAAACTTAGACAGCGAGCAACTCCTAGAACAACAACTGCTTTAAGTAAAGCTAAGATTAGTAGAATAAAATCTATGGCTGCTTCTGATTACACTAATGCTGAGATAGCCAAAGCCCTTGGTATATCATCATCAACAGTTGTTAAGTATTTGTAAACGAAAGGAAAAGAATTAATTATGTCGAGAGAATGTGCATTAACAACGTTCGATAATCCTTATAATCCTTTCACACAATTTGATTCTTGGTTTCTGTTTGATGTGGAAAAAGGATACAATTCTTGTGGTTATCTTGGAAGAATTGCAAAAACTTCTGATGCATTGTCTGATGAAGAAAATAATCAGGAAA